GAAATGCCGGCCCTTGTCGCCCAACATTTAGGAATTACATTCCCTTACGAGTACAATAAAAAGGGCAACATCAAAGTCGAAAGTTACGACAAAGCCGATGGTGTAGCAGTCGCCCTTTACCACGCTCGTGTGTTATCTGGTAGGGTGAAGCCCAAGGGTAAGAAGAAATGAATCTTAAAGAAGCCTACGCAACTCTAGAATTAGCCCAGGGCACTGCCCCGGAAGAGGCTAAGAAGAGGTACCGAGAACTTACTAAAAAGTACCACCCCGACATAAATAAGGATGCCGGCGCTGAGGATAAGTTCAAGAAAATCAACGAAGCTTACCAAATCATACAGACTGGTAAAGGAACTGATCTACAAGATAGACATCCACAACAAGGTGGATTCCATAGACAGCAAGTCATTCAATTGGAAAACATTGAAGTTGGCCTAACCATCTCTTTCAAAGAATCAGTTCTAGGATGTAAGAAAGAAATCAAGTATTCTAGACAAAGCAAGTGCCGGGACTGTGGAGGAGCTGGTGATATCAAGCTCAACAACGGTTGTAAGAAGTGCGGCGGTAAAGGTCAAATTGTTAATCGACAAGGTAACATGGTTATGGTGACAACTTGTAATGAATGTTATGGCCGAGCCAATGTAGCCGAATGTACTGTTTGTCATGGTGCTGGAACCGTACAGGTAGACGCGTCCGTACACGTGTCTGTGCCTGCGGGAATTATGAATGGCAACACCCTGCGTCTCCAAGGCATGGGAAATTACGCCGGCTCATTTCTAGGGCTTGCTGATCAGCATACTGACGCTTTCTGTCATGTCACCGTAACACAAGAGGCTGGCCTGAATATAGAGGGTACAAATGTTATCAGCCACCTAACGATTCCTTTATTAGATGCTTTACGTGGTTGTAAGTGTAAGGTCAAGACTATCCACGGAGATAAAGAAATACAAGTTAAACCGCAGTCTAGAAACCGTGATGAGGTAATTATACCCCATTGTGGTGTCGGCGGGGCTGGAGACCAAAAGGTAGTTCTAGACGTTGAATATCCTAAGAATACTGATAAATTGATTGGCGTTCTTGTAGATGAGGTAGTATAATGCCACTCGCATTGAATTGTGTGAATACACATATAGATAAATTTGGTAAGAAGAGACACTGTGGCCAAGTAGAGCCATATATGGATCCAAAAACGGAACAAGTGTTTTGCCCATTATGTGACAACGAGATGCCTAACATTACTCATTTTACGAAAGTAACCCTGAAGAACCTTAGACAATTCCGCACAAAACCACAGATTCCGTTTTGTGTCAAGTGTCAAAGTTGTGGAAAAGAGGCGCAGCCGGCCATCGTGAGCGATGATATAGTGTGTCCAAGCTGCTCCAAAGCCCATACTCATTTGAGTGAGCCTTTCAAAATCATGTTGAAGGATAAGCTTCGAACCGCTAATAAAGACGTCTAATGCTAGAAAAAATAGTTGAGTCGTGCCGCTTTCTGTTGAATAACTATCCCGAAGCGCGGCCTAGTAAGTCGTATCTCGATTCTCGTTTAAAAGAAGAAAGCCAGGAAGTTTTCCAGTTTGGATACTTCCCAGGGTTTGAGAACATCTCTGTGCTTGCCGATTTGGTAGGTGAAGAGCTTTTACAGAAGGAGAAGCTGCTTTTCGTAAAAGATATCGAGGATTCCCTTTTCCCTCGCAAGGTACAGTCCTGTTATTTTGAGGATTATCCGCTAGTTATGCCATTCCGAGATCCCTATGGAAGAGTGGCTGGGTTGGTTGGGCGCACTATTCTCTCTGAAAAAGAACAGCAGGAAAAGAAGGTTTCCAAGTATAAGAATACTAAATTCGAAAAGGGTAGTCTCTTATTCGGACTTTATGAGAATAAGCAACATATATTAAACCGAAACTTCGTTTATATCGTAGAAGGGCAAATTGATGTTATAAAGGCATCTGAGATAGGTTTAAGGAATATTGTAGCTTTAGGAAATTCTTCATTAACTTCCTATCAATTTTCTGTCATTAGCAGATACTCTAATAACCTATTTTTGTTATTGGACAATGATGAAGCTGGCCAAAAGGGGAGGAAACAGATCATTAGTAAGTTTGGCCACATGGCCAACATTCGCAATTTTTACATACCAGACGACTACAAAGACATTGATGAATACATCACTAAGGGAGGAGTTAGTGATCAGGAAGACTTGTCTCTTGTCGTCAAAGACTGATATATTGTGTTTCATAGTTTGGAGGGCAATGTATCAAGTTTATGCTGTGGTCAATAAAATTAACGGAAAAATGTATATCGGCTGTACAGAAAGGTCTTTGAAGGTAAGACTTCAAAAACACCTATGTAAGGCCAACGAATTGTCTATGTGTTCTTTGCATAAGGCAATTAGAAAATATGGGACTCAAAACTTCGACATTAGAATGATCGAAGAGTATCCTTTTAGAGAAACTATGATAATGGGTGAAGTGGAATATATTGCTTATTTCAACACTTATAAGTCAAGCTATGGTTATAATGATACGCCTGGTGGAGATGGTGGAAACACTAATGGTGGCAAGAAGTTTTCCGAGGAATGGAAAGCTAAAATATCAGAAGGTAAATCTGGAGTACAATTTACCGAAGAACACAGAGAAAATCTTTCTAAAAGTCATAAAGGGCAAATAGCACCTAACCGAAAATTGACGCTCGAACAAGCAGAAGAAATAAGAACCGAATATAAAGCTGGTCTGGTTACTCAGAAACAATTGGGTAAGAAATATAGTATTTCGCAAGATTGTATTTTCCATATTGTTAATGGTCATTCTTATACTAAGTGAGGTCAAAATGGAGAGACGCAAGAATAGAAGTGACAAATACCAGTGGGTACTACTCGAAACAGTTTGTTCAAATGATATGATGGAGGCGTTTTGCAATGAGGACAGTATCTCTGCAAGATTGAATCCGTTCGAGTATAATGAAGATTTAATCGAGTTGGAAGAGCAACTCAAGAAAGAGTTTTGGAGAGTCGTAGATACATTACTGACCCCGAGACAAAGGGAAGTAATCCGACTTTATGCGGACGGCTATACTCAGATGGAGATAGCTAAAATGCTAAATGTCAATCAAAGCTCCATTACCAAGTCTCTCAACGGAAACGTTGATTACAAGAATGGTAAGAAGATTTATGGTGGGGCTAGAAAGAAAATACGCAAGATCATCGAAAATGATGACAAGATCAAGGATATCCTAAATAAAATGGCGGAGTGCCGAGACGAAAAGTGGTAAGATAAGATTTAGTTAATTGATGGGCTCACTTCTAATTGGGGTGGGCCTTTCTTTTGGTTAAGGGGTCTTATCGTAATTTGGACCCAAACGAGAAATATCTCTGGCTTTATAAAATGATTTGGTTAGTACATCTATTGCTGCCATCATTTCATCTCTGAAACTATCATCTTGCCCCATACGAGTCATTGGAAGCTCATGAACCAAATTTCCTAATTTAGAAAGAATGGTTCGTAATTCATCACTCCATCTATCTTCTGGATTACCATAAGGCTTAGGACCATCTCCTAATTCTTTATATCTATCCATTGCATCAGGACCGGCGTATTTGGTGGATATCGATTCGGCAAAAGAAACAAGTTTGTCAGCATTTTTTCATGAAAGGTATACATCTTTATTATAAGGTACCACGACTTTTGGTAATAATCTGAAATCTACCTAGTAGGCTTACCGCCAATAAAGTGCAGAATTAGTATCAATATTACTCTATTTAATGTAGGTATGTTCTGTTCAACGGGAGACACGATGCCAAAATATTCGATAGATTACTCAGGCTTGACCAAACTAACAAAGAAGGCATATCGTCTTGCTGATGTAAAAAATCAGTTGGAAACTGTGGCTTTTGACGTGGTTAGGTTCAAGGATAGTGACAAGGGTGCAGACCTTTGGCAAATCCAAAGCGCAGATGATGGCGATTACATCGTTGCTCTATATGATAACGAGGAAGATGATATAAAGACCGCCTCTTCCAACCCTTGGGGCGTATTCGTAACCAAAAACGGTTGCGACTTGCAAATTTCTTATAAGGGCGACCCTCTTGTAAGATTGGCGTCTGCTAAGCTCGGAATTCCAAGTTCAGAGCTGCACAAGGCCGAGCAGTACCTACCAGAGAAACTAGCCGCTAACAAGAAGCTTGTCAAGGCTTTATTGAGTGAGCTAAGCGAAGTAGCTAGACAAGAGGTATCTAGACGATACCCAGAACTGGTTTAACGGAATAGGTATTCAATGAGCTTTGATAAAATACATCAACTAGTAGGTTCCTTGGCTAAGGCAGTAGACGGTAATCAAAGGATTCCTACCCCAATTTTAGCTGCCAAGTTAGCGAAATACGTTGAAGTCTATCCTCAAGATAAAACTCTTGGAGCTATGTTCCGAGTTATCGATAAGATGGCTGACAACAATACGCACTTTATTCGTAAGGCTGATCTAAAGTCACTTTACGGCAAGCTGTATCAACATGGCACTAAGTTTGCCGAGTTGTTCACAGACGAGCTTGGCGAAACCGCCGAGTCAGAAATTACTACTTATCAGCGTGACGAAGCTGTCAAAGCTAATCCTTACCATGTAGGCGATCAGGTTTTGGCTAATGCTTTGGAGAGTGTTTTCGATAAGCACCTTCCTCTTAAGATGTACTCGCAACCAGTAGCCGAAAAGGCTATGAGATCAGTCGGTACAACTTTG